CAGCATTTACCGCTTGAATAAAGTTTAACGCCGCAATCAGTTTACCGTCATGACTTCCGTGTTTATTCGGGATTGTGTACTGGCTATTGCTTTCAATAATATCAACGCCGTTAAGTCTAAACCAAATATTAACTTCTGACGGTTGATTTGCGTTGTTTTCAGTGCTAACAAACTGAATGCTAAACTGGCAATTATACACACCTGCAACGTCAAATGTTACGCGGGTTAGAGCCACAACAGTGACGTTATAATGCCCGTCAATGGTATCTAATTCGACAGGATAAGCCGTTGTAGTGTTAGCTGCGTATTGGTCAGAGTTATCATAAAACTGGCCGTACGCCTTTTGTGCGGCTGGGCCTGACCATGTTATCCACGTCGTACCATTCCAAAATACAGGTTGACCAAGATCGGTATCAAAGTACGGCTGACCAATGAAAGCGTATTTCGTGGGACGGTCAGTTGTTGCGCCGTTACCCATGACTGCCGAAAGAATCGTTTGCACACGGTCAAACCATTGCTTCCATACCGGCTTCATTATGCCGTTAGCGTCGGTAGCAATAGATTGGAATGGTGGCTGTGGGAATGTCATTTGTTTCTTAGCAAATCAGTTAAACTAACGCCGTTACGGGTGACTATGTTGGGGAATCTATCATCAAACATAACGTAGTTGCGGGAGCCAGTACCAGAAGCACGAGAGCCTTGATCGAGATAGCGGATGCCTGGAATGCCTTTGTTGTAAAAAAATTCGCTACCCTCAACAGTACCTGGATTTTTTGAACTTGCATCAAATGGCGGTTGTTGCAGACGTTGCGACACTGCACTATATAAATCACTACCTCTTGCTTCTTTTATTCCTGAAGGAGTGGTAAGAATGTTAAAATACTTTGCTATATCTTGAACCGCTTGAGGTTGCTCTGAAATTGGCGCATGCCAATCCAGCAAATGTTGCTCCCCTAACGGGTCTGCCGATTCTCTAGCTGCATCGGGCCATTTGAGTTCGACGTTGTAGAGTGCGCCGTTTTGAATTTGATATTTTTTATCAAATTCTGCGCCGTAACCATTCCGTTCCATACGCTCTTGACGCTCAATAAGGTCTGGATAATCAGGGCTATCTGGTGTTATCAATTTGCCTGTTTTAGTTTCTATGAAAGTTGGATTTTTAACAAGGTTAGACCTGTACGCTTTAGCCACAGGACTATCAAACCCCTGAGCAAAATACCCCCCATGCCCATACGCTTGAGCGCCTTCACCTGTGCCTATTTTGCTAAAGTCAAAACGATCAAAAAGATGCGGTGAGCCATGTGAGGCTTTGATTGCGCCGACTAGACCAACATCAACGCCACCGAACAGATCAACGGCTGTGTCAACCAATCCTTGACGCTGTTCCGGTGTCATTGCGCCATATTCGCCCATAACGCGTTGCGCTTCTCCATACGGATCAACTGCCCACGATGCTAAACCTTTGCCACTTTGACGCAAGTTTGCAGGTATCTGACGCGCTGTTGCTTTTGCTTTGCTGTAATTGGTTGCCGCGCCACTAAATAAATCCGCTAATGATGCCATGCTACTTATCCGCCTGAGTTGCCATCGCTGCCGCTGCAATGAAGATTACTTTTACAGGGTCAGTGATTCTAAACTTGAACACGAAGTTACGCGATACGCCGAGCCGTCGCCATTCAGCACGCTTGTTATATTCACCCATGCGCCCGAATGAAGTCCACATCTCATTCCCGTAAGTAAAGCCACCGTCGCGGCTTACTTGAAGCATTATTTGCGGATTTGAGCCTTGACCAGTCACTAAGCCGGTGCCTTGCTCCATATCAAGCCGTAGCCGATAGATGTGCAATTTGTTAAATGAGTCAGCCGCAAAAAAGTGAGGTGTTATCAATTCCCGCGCTATTTCCTCGCCGTTGTCGGTAAAATGCTCAGGGTCAAGATAATACAATTTGCCGTTGCGATAATCGGCGGTTATTGCTTGATTGATAAACTGAGTGCCGCGATTCCCATAGTGACGCGTATCATGGCCCGATTGCAGTTTCGACCATACCTCAGTTGTATCGTCATACAGCCACGTTACGCCTTCTTGCTGGAATGAAATCTGATAAAACTCATGCCCGTTTTGGCGATAGCTGAACGCGATAGCATCGCCTGGGTTGCTGTATTGGCTAAACAGATAATCTAAGTCAGTTGTGGAGACAACTACGGGCTGATAGTTTTGAATCTTGACGACGGACAACCCACCGCGCCGAGTGCGTCCCAGATAGAATAGCTGTCCACCGCATCGAGCCATTGACCAACGAGCCGCGATACCAATGTCAGTGGGTGAGCCGGCAATGCGTGACAGCGGAAACGGGAAGCCGCCATCGTTTTGCCAGTATTCTTGAGATATAGCGCCAAGCAAAACCAAATTGCCGTTATCGACAGTTACGGCTTGCAGATCATCCGTGTACGCTTCTTTGCTGGCGTATTGCAAAGGATCCCAGTAGAGTCCATCGTACTGCCCTGACAGCCAGAATTGCTTGGTACCAGGATTGTTGATTATGAAATACGAGTCAAGAAAAACGACCGTGTTAGCGCCAGGAAAATCAACGCCAGTGCTGGCGGATGTTATTTCTCTAAAGTTGTTGACAACCTTAATAGTGCCGGACGCGCTACCGCTGGCGACGGTGTTAAACGTCCACTCGTTGCCGCCAGTGACCGTGATGGTGTAGTCACCGCCGAGAATGTTAGCGTCGCCATCAATCGTTACAACATCGCCTGTCACGCGGTTTGTGAGCGGTTCTGTAACCGTGACCAGAGTAAGCGTGCGACTGTACGCCAATGAAGCAGTTTGTGGTTGAAATATGTAACCGTTTTCGCCGTCAACAATGATGAGTTGTTGACCATTATCGGACATGGACACGGTGCCAGATCCGGTAGCCAGCGCACCGCGCCTTATGCTTACGCCATCACCACGAACCTCAAAAAGTTCGTTATTGACTACAACGTATAACAGGTTTAACGCTTGAAACCACCACATACCGCGTGCTGGATTACCGCCGAAGTCAGTAAATAGCCTTAAGCCTGGCGTTCCGTACGCCACTAACGCGCTTTTGTCCTGTTCCTTTTTGACTTCTAGGAATATGTTCTGGCGAACTTGAGCAGTGATAGCGCGAGATCGTCCATCAACGCCAGGGCCGAGTATTGGCAGTTTGATTGTGCTAGGCATTAGCGCCCGTACCCGTCTGCGTAGATGTTGTAACGCAACTGGCTAGTATTCATCAGCGCAACGTCAGTTTGCAGAGTCAGAGTGCGCTGATTTAATCGTTTAATCTTTTTCAACGCTGATTCAGCTAATGCAACAGTCGTTGGCCGTATATTAAACTGGTATTCTTCAGCAATACGAATAGCTAAATTGAATACCAAAGCTTCCCAGTAACCAGGCGGTAGGCTAACGGTTGCGGTGGGATCAGCAATCATTGCAAGCGGCTTCCAACTGGTCAATGTTATGCTTTCATTGTTAACCGCGCAAACCGGATAAACGTACAAATTTCCTAAAGGAAACGCCGGTTCATAATAACAATAACTGGGGAAGTTGGTTTGCAGCGTTTTCAGACGAATGTCATTGTAATCATCATAACCAATAACCTGCATTGGGTAATCAACAGGAATTGCACCCGTGCTAATTGTCAGATAAGCGCCGACTATTTTAGTAGGCCGCACTGTATCAAAATCGCCGCCTATTCCTACACTGTATGAAAGTTGACTAGCCGCGAGTGGGAAGGTCTCACGCGTAACTTGATACAGCATGAGTTCCTCAAGCGCCCATGCGTCAATCATCCGGTTCAGTGATTCCAAACCATCGCGCAATTCTGACGCGGTTAGATCCGTATCAACCGCTGATACCTGTATAAGCCTCATAGCGGCTCGAATCAAGTCATTGCCGGTATACATTTGACCGACGTTTTGAACTGTCTTAACGGCGATTGTATACGGACTCACCCATGCCCAAACGTGCGGTTCGGATGCCCACAGCGTTGACAGTTCAACCCACACTGGGCCAGGCAATGACCAGATATTTGGAATCGTTACCGGACGCGCAACATTACCGCCATAAACCAACAAATCATACTCAATCGTGCCGTCTGCAACGTAAAACGATATGTTATAGCCGTCTACGGTAACAGGATTGTTAATCTGTGTGGTACACGCTAAGTCAGAGAATAACGTGACTGGCGTTATTGTGCCGTGATAGTAAACCGTAACATAAACCGGCGCACCTAATTGGCCGCCAGATTGTGGAACCAGATCAAGGGTGAAGTATTTAGCCATGTTTACAGCGCCGCTATTATAAACGCCAACAGTTCATCATATCTTACTCCATAACGATCCCCTGCGGGCTTGTGTGGCGTAATAATGTTGCCGTCTTTGTCCAAAACTTCTAATTGCTCATCCCATGTGTCATGGCAGAAAACTCCGTAATTTTCAGCCACTAAACCTTCAGATTCAAATGCGCTTTTGACTTCTTGAGCAATAACGCCAACATGAATACGCGCTTGATTTCCTTTTGACGCTACAGCATCTTTAAATCTAAACCGTTTAATTATTCCTTTCAATGCTTTAGCAACTCGCATTTCAGCATCATTCAAATGCTCAATATCTTGTTTTTCGTTAGCATCTGATGTGTTGATGGTGCCATTGCCAGCATAAACAGTTGCCCATCGAAATGATGCACTGCCTAAATTTTTAGTGTTATCAGCAGTCGGCCGCGTATCGCCGCTAAAGTTTATAGTAGCGCCGTACAAATACACACTAGCTTGACCGCTTGTTGATCCAGCACTGCCACCTATTGATAACAGCCTTGTATCGTACGCCGCTGTTCCACTCGTAGAAGAACGAAAATCAATATACGTGTTTGAGTTTTGCCTATCGCCACCTAATAACGTGCGTTCGTTGCTTTGTTCAAGCATTGACTTGCCAGCTAAATCTCTAAACCTGTACAAATCAGTATTAGAAGTTAAGCTAGACGGTTCAGATGAATTTGAATTGAAGATTTGCTTTAGTTTGTCAGTTGCCCCTTGCGTGACATTGGTAATGGTGCCAGTCGCAACACTATTAGAAAGAATACTAAATTTTGTTAAGCCATCATCAATCATATAAACAAGATTCAACATATTTAATGAATAAATGTTATCCATTATGTTGTAGCTGTTATTGATTCTAATGCCAATCCTAGAGGGTGTTGTTCCTGAATTGCATTGCAACGCACAATTATTTATAACAGAATCGCGCATATACGCATCAATCTGAACGTGTTCAGGTTTTCCAGCAGCTGCGCCTGTTTCTGTAAAAAAACAATTATTTATATAATTTGATTGAGGCCAATAACCAGATGAATTGTCGATTTTTATTGCAGAGATGACTGATGAAATATGGCTATTTGCTAAAACGTGATTGTTTGCTGGATTGACTAAACTATGAAAATAAAGTCCTTTACCTACAGCAACGATTGTAATGCCTTGAGCAATCAATCCTTCCGATTGTCCAATTACATCAATCCCAGTGCCAAATTGATAGATTTGAGTGTTTACGCAACGCAAACCCGTGCAGGTGTCAACTTTGATTGCAATTGATGTTGTTAATGTAGCATAAGCACCGTTAAGACTGGAGCCGTTAAAATAACAATCGTCTAACAATACCTCGTCAGTGTTATCAATATAAAACCCAATCTCCCATTGGGTAGAACTGCTAAGGCTTGAATCATATACAAATTGAGTGTCAAAAGACACGCCAACTAGAGCGATTGCAGGATCATGCGGCGCAAACGACTGAACGCCTTTGTAATATAAGCCAGTTTTCCCCGTACTGTTTGTGAGGAAAGTAATCTCTGAAATGCTGCTATTGATATAGCGACTGCCGGTCCCAGTCGTTGCGCTAAGGTCAAAATTGAAGCCGTTACATGCGTTAAAACGCATGTGGCACGTCCTGCGCCCGCTACCAACAATACGACAGGGCTTAGTAATTGTTGTCGGGTTGCTTGTGATGATATATGTTCCGGCTGGAATGTATAAATCACGAACAGTACCAAGATTGATTGCTGCAATAGCAAGATTTAATGCGGCAGTGTCATCTGTAACTCCATCGCCAACCGCGCCAAAATCTTTAACAGAAACATAGTCGCCAAAGCCATCGGAAATCAATCGAGGAATCGCGCCCGTGATTTGCGTTCCGCCTACCGATGGTACAAAAGTGCTAGAAGTCGTTACACTTGCACCGCTGCTGCTCAGTTGCAAGCCGGTAGGGTTGCCGTTTCCATCTTGAACGGTTTGCAAGTTAGACGTAATTCCGCCAGGTACTCGCAACAAGCCGTCAAAGGTTTGATTTATCTGCTGATTAGATAGATTGGACATGCTTTAATCCGATGGTGCTTTTACAAATTAAGCGAGCAGTATTTTTTTCCAAGCGCCGTTGTAGATGTAAAAGTTGTTGTTCGTAGTGTCGTAATACATCGGTACACGCCCTGTTACGGCGGTGGGTACGCCAGATGGAGCGCCAGCAGCGGCGGGTATATGGAAGAACCCATTAGTCATACCTGTAGTGCCCGTCGTGCCGTAGATATTTCCGACGTTATCAATCCGCATCCTTTCAGTGGGCGCACCTGCATTGGAAGTACCAAAAGAAAGATATGTGCTGCTGCCGCCGCCTGACTGGATATAAGCGTATCTATTATCTGAAAAATCAAAAGCGCCAGTTATAAAGGTTAGTTCTGACAATGGCGTGCCTGAACTATTCCTATTTTGAATAATGGTTCTAGTGGTGCCGTCTTGATCCTGTCGAACATGCAGTCTTGACGCGGGCGAGGTTTGCCCAATACCCACATTGCCCGCATTATCAATAATAAATGGACTTGAATCAGGATTTGCACTATCCTCAACCACCAGCGCATTACCTGAGCCGGTTTGCGTAATTCTTAATGCGTTGGTTGACGTGTTAACTGCTATAACTTGACTGTTAGTAACAGTTAAATCAGCAACCGTTGCGGAAACTCCCCACGCGCCAATCCAACCACTCATGCTGTTACCTCGTAAATTACAGCGCCGGAACCGGAAGCCCGACTAATACGCAATGCCATCAGACGGCCATTAAAAACGTCTGTAACCGCCGTTGATGCTGCTACTGTACCGCTGGGCCAGAACTGCCAGTTTGCGGTTCCTGCGTTCGCGTATGCTTGCGGAGTCGTGGAGAATTCCAACGTTCCGGTAGTAGCGGACGGACACTTAATCGTAACGGTCAAGGGGTAAGCCATGTCGGAAGTGTCTAAAACCACCGCCGTTGCACTAGTAACGGTGCCGGACAGCGATGCAGCGACGTTGTTAGAATCAATCGCTGGAATTTGAACGGGTACAGTATATTGCTCTGGCATGGTTTATCTCAAGATAGGAATTTCAGTTTGTACAGCGCCGTTTGATACGTCGAAACGGCCTCATCAATCAGATTTTGTATAGCGGTTTGCGTTACAGGTACATCGTTGTATCTGTTTTTCTCAATCCAGTCTAAGTGATTGCGAAAAATAGACTCAATCGAGGCTTTGTTAGGGTTTTTCATGTACGGAATTGACAGCAATTTCCCGTATTGACCCTGATACGCTTCTGCAATCGCATCGGCATTTTCAATAATGCCGGTATAAAACTCATTTAACGCCATGTGCGCGGCAAATGATCGCGTTTTAAGATGCTCTCTGTGAGCAATTTCACGCGCTAGAAATAGTAGAGCGATTAACTCCTTCATTCGTCATCCGTTTTGCGCGGTCTGCCACGCTTTTTTACTTCCTCTTTAACTTCTTCAACAATGTCGGCTGACTCTTTAGATCCAGAGTGCCAATCAGTGTTAGAAATCCATCCGATTGCAGCTAGTCGTGAGTACTCTGCAATATCTTCAATTACAACTGACCAGTCATAACGGTGTGGATGGTGCATTACTGTCGGAAAATCCATAAATACCTCAGTAATTAAAGAAAAGGGGGAGCGAACTCCCCCCGTTCAATCCCTGGTTATGCGCTCAGGGGTATAGCGCCAGAGTTAGCCGGTGAGTTCACAAGGAAATCACTGGTGCTAGACGCTGCCGGATACGGACGAACAACCAGTACGGAGTAACCCGTATTGCCTGGAGTAAGTGCGCCAGCGGTGGGATTCAGCACTCGCACTTTCAGCGTGTTAGCCGCTGAAACATAAGCGCCAAGCATGATGGTTGCGTTGCCGGTAGAGCCGCTTGCGTATACAACATCGCCAACGGCCAGGCCGTTAACGGTGACAGTATACTCGGCTGAAAGGTTAGAGCTAATGCTAGTACCGGTAATACTAAAACCGATAACTGACTGAGCGCGTATGCCGGACTCGGCTACGATATTTGGGCCTGGATTTGCCATTTTGAGATACTCCTATTAACCAGTGACGCGGGTAGCAAGTTCAGGATAGATCGTTGACCAGCCGTAAAGCACGTCAAGCCTTGTGGGTAGCTGATCGCTGTTGATGTCGTACTGACGAACCAGACGAATTGAAAGGCCATCAGCAGAAGCACGTCCAGCCATGTCAACGCCCTGCGGAAGCAGAAGGTCAGCGGTGCCAAGTGCAAATGCGTCCTTGTGGAACGCCAGTGCGTTAGGAACTGATACAGCCGCGCCGGTAGAACCGGACAAGATAGTTGCGGTGCCGGATCCAATGGTGCCGGTGCTGGAAGTCACGTTCTGGAACTGTCCACTGAAAACCGGAACGGGGAAAACGCTCAGTGAAGTGCTAGAACCAGGTGCGTCGGAAGTAACAACAAAGTTACGCAGTGCGCCGGTAGACTGACGATTCTGCGGGTTGACAGCATAAACGCCAGGAATCGTGAATACGGTTCCTTTGGTCAGCGTGCCGGACGTAGACGATACAGCCAAGCTAAAAGTTGACTGCGCGTTGTTCTGTACGCTTCCGCCAGACTGCGCGGATACGGTGAACGCGGTGGCAGTACCGGAGGTAAAGTTACCTACGTTTTGATCCATTGCGAAGTTGAAACCTAACGTAGAATCACCCAACGCGCCCTTGTTGAAGATGCGCGAAATGGTGCCAGCCGGATTAAACAGGTTGGTCAGGCCGCTGACGATACCAACTTCGATAGTCGGGTCAACGATAAAGCTACGATCCTCATCAACCGGAGCGGCTTCCTGATTCAGTCTAGCGCGTGCGTCAAGAATGGCTTTGGTAGCCTGCGCCAGAGTCGGGGTGCCGGTAAGCTGCCCAACGGTGCCGGTCAGGTTGTAAACGTTCTTGAACTGCTGCAAACCATCGTAGTCGATTTTGTTTGCAATAGCGGCAACAGCGGGCTTGATGAACCGGTCAGAAAAGTCTGAGATATTGAGGCTCAAATCCTGAGTGGTAAACGCCATATCCACACCGAACTGGGTATCCAGCGTCAGGGGGACGTAGGTCTCAACTGCGGATTCAATCTGAAGCGCGGGGCCGGTACGACCGACATAACGCGGCGGTTTGCGAAGGTTGATCGTGGTGCCTATCTTGGCCCCCTCGATGGAAAACTTCGAATCGTATTGACGGTTTACGGCTTTGGTGAAGACTAACTGGTTGGTGAGAACCCGCAGGGCCTCATTAGTAATCATGCTGATAGTCAGCAGATTGTTACTCGCCATGGTGTGACTCCTGTAATAGCGAAAAAAGATAAAGTGATTAGCCTTATGTTTTTTCCCGCCGGTAGGAGCCTATCCTTCGAATGACCAGGGTACTGCCTGACAATCTACCTCGGCAAAAAGGTAAAAAGACGTAATGCCTTTATATCACAAAATCAAAGCAAAAAAAACCCCATCATTGCAATGGGGTAAGAGGGGTGGAAACGTAAACTTTTAACGTTTCATCATCGCCTGGCGACGTGCTAAATCTTCTGCATTACGCGCTGCTATGTATTCTTCGGTGCTCATTTCAGAATAAGATTTTTCGTTGCGCGGTGGCTTACCTGTTGCGCTGATTGGGCGGATTGGTTGCGGCGCTCTGCTTGCTTGTTTAGCCGGTGTGCCGATTATTTCAGCCAGCTTCATGCCAGCTTGAATAGGATTCATGCTTGCAATTTGATAAGCAACATCCAAATTGCGCCCCAGTGTGTAAGCAATCTCAGGGCCGTTATCCAGACCCAGTAACGCTTGGCGAATGGTTGGGTTATTGGCTAATCGCGGATCAGATGTAATTTGCTCAATCACCGCGTCATAGTCGGCATGCTTTGCTCTTGTTGCGGCTTCTGCCTCAACTAATCGAGCTTGGGCCTGCGCTGCTGCTTGCGCCTGTTCGCGTTGCTGATATTCCGCCGCAACTGCCTGTCTTGCTTCCTGAATCGCTGACTCGCGCGTGTACTGCATCATCGCGTCCATGTAACGCGGATCGTACTGACCACCGGCAAACTGCGACGGGTCAGGCGGCATCAATCCTTGAGACTCTGGAGCCGTCTGCGGCATATATTGCCGCATCATTGACTCCTGCTGTTCCAGTATCTTTTCAAGCCGCTCTGCTTGGCGTCGAGCCTCGTGTTTGTCTCGGGTTAGTTCATCTATGCGCCGCTTATACCATGGGTCTTTTTTTGAATCGTCAGCGTCAGCTAATGCTTCCTCGTTAGCCTGATCTTGTTCAAGTGATTCCGATTCAAGTTCTGACGGATCACTCGCCGCATCCTCTACGGTTTCCGTTGTTAGATTATCGTCTACTGTCTCAAAGACTGCGTTTTCCTCGGTCATAACGTTATCCCCTGTTGTGTTGAATTATTCAGACTCGCCAGGCTTTGCTTCGCCCGTTAGTGCTTCTGTATCTGCCTCGCGCGTCATACTGCCAGCGCCTCTAGCCGGTGCCGGTGCGCCGCCTTGTGGTTGAGGTTTTTGTACGGGCTGTTCCAGTTGCGCTTCCAGCCTTTCAAATTCCGGTTGTTGTTCCAATGATTGTTGGGTGCCGATTCCCATCATCAGCATGATGTTTTCCCTTACAGCCGCTTGTAGTTGGCTATCCGTCATCATGATTTTTCCTTCCACTTCCATCCGTTTCGTTTCAGAATCGAACCACTCGCGCTCCTTTTCTTTCAACAGTATTGCGCGTTGATCCCGCAACTGCTGCATCTCTGCGCTCATCTGTTCCATTTGGTCAGCCATCTGTTCAATCATCTGTTGAGCCTGCATAACTTGCGGATCTACCTTGTCACCGCCAGCTATTTGCTGTAACTGCGGAGGCAATAGCATTTGCAGCCTTTTGCTAATTTCCTCTGCTCCAGGCCAGTCCATATTTTTCATCATCAGATCGCCGATGGATTGGAATAACGCGGGATTGGCTTGGGTTAACGCCAGCATCATATTTGCTGCTTCATCGCGTTTAGTGGCATAACTGGGTCCTGAGTCACAAACCACGTCATACTGACCAATCGTAGGATTATAAATTGAATCTATTGCAGGGTTATCGGTGCCAACAGAAGCTTGCGGTAGATTAGGATCAAGGTTAACAGTGCGCGGTGTACCATCCTCGCCAAGTATGCGAGCAACTCGGGGCCGATCGTATACTTTTGGAATCATGTCAACGATTATGCGACCACAATGCCGGATTGAACGGTTTAGGTTATCTTGATAGTGGAAGTTACCCGTCTCTGATTGCTTTTGTCTGAGCAGTAATGCACGTCCTGAGGTCTCATTTGACTGATCGCCAAGTGACGGCTGATAAATGCCCATGCTTTGCATAATGTCATTTTCAGCCAATCGGATTGCGTCCATAATTGCGCTGCTTGCTTGCGGCGGCATAGCGCGTTGAGGTGCGCCGACGGGCGTTCCTGCAATGCTGACCGGATCATATTCAAGGTAGGCCACTGACTCTTTGTTTGCTCTGCCCCAGTTCGGGTCAGTCTCAAACTGACCAGCTACGCCGATGAATGGCGCTTTAGGCGCGAGCGCCACATTTTCCGCGTTGGCGCTCAGGTAATAGTTATACAGGCGCTGCGCGTCCTTCGCGTTCCGAATCAAGCCTGATAAATAGCGTTTACCCTGAACCCATATCTCGTGACCAATAACGGGAATTACAGGAATGTATTTAGTCGGTAATTCGGTACGCTCAAGCACTTTGTCGCCGGTGACTTTGCACCACATGCAACGCTTAGGCTGTATCGTGCGCGAGCGCCCTGTTTCCTCGTCGTATATTTCCTGAGCCTCGTCGTACTCAATATAATAATACTCTGCAATGCGTACAGAATCCTGGGTATACCAGCCTTGCATGTCCCCATTTCCAGCGGCTTCAAATGAGGTTTCATCAACATCGGGATACATGCGTCTAAATTCTTCTTTGCTGATTTCCTCGGCTATGATGCACCATTCAGCATCTGAGCCGTCCGGCTGTTTGCTGTGCGGGTCAAAGTAAACCTTCATCGGGTCAGGGATGCGGTCTATAAATATATCCTGATCGAATGAAGTATCGTCCACATAATCATTCCGCACTCTGAAATAGCCAAGGCCAGCATCAACCTGCCATTCTACGGCGGTATCGTAAGCAATCGATGCATTAGAATTGTCTTGTATGTGGTGAACCAGTCCCATCAACACTTCGGCGGTTTCTTGGTCTGCGCCATCGTTTACCGGCCTGATTCTAATGCTTGGCGTGTTTTGCCGGATTTCGTTGACAACTCTATCCCTAAACTGCAAAAGCCGATTGACGACCAGCATGGGGCGTTCTTTGCCAGGGCGGTTCCTGTCGTACTTGGCCGATTCGCTCCACTGATCGCCAAGCCTTGCAAACCGAATGTCATTGAGCATTTCTTGTCTGACAGTCGCGCTAAACTCAACCGCATCACTGAACCGCTGGCGTATTTCCCTGAGAGTTTCTTGGTCAGTATCGTCCACGTCGGTATCAGCGCCGAGGCCGAGTGAGTTATAAATGCTATCAGTGTCGAGGTTTGCCATTGGGATTCCTGTGTTAACTCATCCAGTCGCCGGTGCGATAATCGTCAGCGCGTCGTCTTTTGACTATATTATCATTCTTTAACATATCCACACACGTCGCAAGGTACCGAAACGCATCAGCGCCGTGTGAATACTCATCATGCAAGGGGCCGGTTGGCTGGCCTGTTGTTGAATTGATTGCGCGCCTGTAGCGTTTTAAGCACTCTTGCAGGAGTGTGGTTTTCTCTTTATCCATCCAAAGCCTGGGGAACAACATACGCGCCAGCCGTATGCCGTGTTCAACTTCGCCAATAGGAATAATCTCGCAGTTCCAGCCGAGCGCCGTCATTATGTCTAATGCGCTTTTGCCGGTCTTATAGTCTTTTGTAACGCCGTCATGAGGAAGCCAGACTTTTCCCCAGTTATAAGGGCGCTTCTTAAGTTCGTTTGAGTACCAGTCTAGGGTATGGAATGACTCTTGAATGTAATCAATAATGCGCACCTCTGAGCCTGCGCGTTGGGCCACGATGATAGTCATCGAGTCGTTCCAGCCCAAATCGAAGATGCAATGCGCCTTTAACATTGGATCATGAGTAACCAGGTTGATGCGATGTTGATCCACCATCTCTTGGAATTCATCAGCGTAGATTGCGCCGTCCACTACTGTCTTGGGTTTGCCATCCCAGATATTGGCGTAACTTTTAGGGTCAGACTTTAAGCAATGCTGGCGCTCTTTTTCCAGCACTAGCGGAAACCAAGGATTATCTGACCAGTTGATGGTGACAATAAACGTGTCCGGCGGTGGATTCAGTATAAAACGAACATAAGTTTCGTCTGTGTCCAAGTCTGGATTCATTGTTACCCAGATTTCGCTATTGTTTGCGCGAATCGTTGGGATCAATATCTCCCAAGATTTTTTGCTAACCGTTTGCGCTTCTTCAATCCAGCAGCGGTCTATGTTCGCCATGGACTTGATAGACTCAACCGTGTGGCTTGCCAAGCCGCTAAACGTAAAAACTGAGCCGTTAATCCCTCTTATTTCGGATTCCGTGACAGTGTAAAAGTAGCCAAGGTTTAGCGTCTGGATCTGATCGACTAGCAGAGTGTGAACCGACTGCTTGAGTGACTTCTGCACTTCACGAGCGCATAGCACGCGCAACGGTTTCTGTGCGGCCTCAATCAAAAGCGCCGAAGCTGCTGCATAAGATTTGCCGGAGCCGCGCCCACCGTACAGCACTTTGTAACGGGCCGGATTAAACAGACCTTTCAGTTTCGGCGGGAATTTAGCAACTGTTTCACTCATCAAAACTCACTTTGATTGAATGCTCAACCGGCCCACCGTCCGCGCCGGTCAGAGTCTGTTCGGTTCGCGCCAGCTTAGGAATGTGGTACTCAATCACTGACTGAAACAACTGAAACGCTTTTTCAGGGTTTTTTTCAGCAACCTGTTCAAGCCATCCTTCTAAGCGGTGCGCGTTGTTGTCAACGAACAACGCAATAGCTTCACGCGCTTCATTTGTGATTTTGTTTGGCGTTCCTTTTTGCCTTCCGCCAATTCTTGGCTTTTTTTCAGACATGGCTTTTTTTACCTAATTTAGC